ATGATTCTGTAGCAATACTTCTTCATCCTCTAATTCATCTACTACATTATAAAAAGCCTTATATAAAAAATCTGTCTCATCTAAATCATCATGGACTAATTGATTATATGGAATTGAAAATTTTACGACATAGGTTTTATGAGTATCAGTCCACACCTTATCTATTCTCTTTCTGATCAGTTCTGATATATTAAATAATATCTCTGGTCTATAATTCACCATACCACCATACGGTCTTTTATGATTAAAAGAAAAAAATCCACATATGCAGAAATCATAATAAAATTTTCTTCCGATGCTCCATCTTCTATGTGTTGGCGAATAATAATCACTTGAATTATTCTCTTTTGAATACTCAATCGAACCTAAATCTTCACCATTAAAATAAATTCTTTGTCCTGGCAAATCAATCTTCACACCCTGTTCATCCAGAAATTGACGCAACTCACTGTCGGTATCTTCATATGTAATCCGTAAATCCGTTAGTCCTTTTTCTTTTATATGCTCACATCCATTTGCACTGGTAGTCATATGTTGTAAATGGCATATTAGTTCATCTTTCTTGAATGTCGGACAAACATCATATTTTTCCAACATCCGTTTAAAAATATCCCATGATCCACCATATTTTGCTTCATGGATATAGCGTTGTAGCACACGTTCATCTACATTTGAAAGGCGTAGAAAAGTGTTATAGGCATTCTCTTTATCTGTAATATCATAAATTTTCATAGGTATGTCGTCCTTTCTGTTTATTACTCTATATTGTACCATAAGGTCAAAATTTTGTCGGCGTAAAAAAATTGGTATACATCCGACCGAACACACGTTTAGGGGGGGTGATCGCTGGGCTGTCCTGATATGATCCATCCCAGACCGGCAAACGTTCCGAAGCTCTATTTAACGTTTTAAGGCACTTTTATATTCTAGGCTATAGCAATTCCATAAAATACATAAAGTCGCTTAAATCGCATTTTACGGCTTTTTACGGCTATATACATATTCCTGTATTTATGCACAAGGGATGTATAAATATAAAAATCTACACCTGTAGAGGGTGGGACATTCTACCAGATACAGAGGGATGTACACCATCACAACCGGCACGACTGCCAGCGGATCACACTTTACTATACAGGGATATATTATACAGGGATAAGCAGCGTAAGACCTTGTTGTATTGTGGCGTGTCCTGGTGTACAGGTTATACTGGCTCTATATGGGTTTTATATGCCCTTATATACCGTATATAAGAATACCACACAAGGGTAGTAGAAACGGCTCTAAAGGTCATATACAGGCGTATAAGTGTATTGTAAATAGTGTTCAACATATCGCTGTGACCGGCTGCATCTGTCCCCCGTGTAGGGTTAGGCTCTGCCGGTATAATCTGTCTTGTGATCTGTTTTTATAGCGGTATCCTCTGCCGGTTCTGGTGTCAGATACGGAAGTAAGATATAGTTTACTTCCGTCATAAAACACAATAAAAAAGCCATAGACTCAACGCCTATGACCTTTTTACTATGTTCTATATTATAATGCTTATAAGTCTAACAGTGCAGCTATTACAATAGCTATAAAGACATAACAAGCGACTTGACCTAAGAAGTACATCATAACACCCCCTTCACCCTATCCGTGATACTACACACGCTATGTTTTCCAGATCGTTGAAACGTTTCTCAATGATAACCCTCTGAAATGCTTCAGCTTCTTCTCTTGTCGCAAAGTATCGCTCATCAATAATACTTGACTCAAATAATTCAAACTTAACAACAACCGCAGTATAAAAACCGCCTGTAATGTTTAATACCTGTGATTTCATAATCTTTTCACCCTTACCCTTTCTTATTAGTACCCTCTCATTAACCAGTCTAAAAACATCCAGATCGGCATAGTAAACAGGAAAAATGCTACAATGTACATCAATACTGTTTTGATTTTCTGGTGTCTTTCTCTTCTGAATACTGCTTTCCAATAGGCTCTTGTTCCATAAATCTTTTCCATAGTAGCTTCCCCCATCAACCAATAATCTCTATGCAGTCGCCGTTATCCAGAAAATGAAAACTTCCTTCAATTCCTAAATCCCGTCCGAATGCTTCATAATCGAAATATCTTGCTACGGTTTCAGGTACGTTTCTAAGGTAATCAAATTCATCAACAACCTGATAGGCTACATCTGTCATATTTTCACAGTTGCTATATGTGCGATAGTCTCCGCTTTCCGCTTTCTCAATAGCCCCGTCCAGATCGTAACCACATTCTGACATTAACACTTTAACAACCTGTTCTTGTTCTTCATCCAGATCATCAATTTTTTCCGCTATCTCATTCAATGTATCAATGTTCTCATACTCACCAATTTCGTAAAAATCACATTCATAATCAGTTATGAAATATTCTTCATATTCTTCATTGATTCCGATACGCTCAAATACTTTCTGAAGCTCTTCATCTGATACCGGCAATTTAACCCATTCGCCTACAAGCTCACCTTCGTTGTACTTTCCTAAGTTTGTTAAATAAATGTTCATCATCATAATATAAACCACCTTTCTTTTTGTCCGGCGGTCGTGTTATAATGTTATTGCAACCGCCTTTTGTTTGGTTGTTGGCTATTGGTTGAGATTGTCCAGATCGTGCAGCCGATAGCCTTTTTTGTTATTTGTGTTACTTGATGGTTATATATTACACTCTACAGTGTCGTTTTGTCAATAGATTTTTAAAACTTTTTAGTTTCTTTTATTTCTTTCTTATTATATATATAACTGTATAGTTTCATTTACTCATTGACTTTTCTATAATATTCCTGTAAAATATCCATATAATAAACGGATGGCGGTTATACTTCCCTTCCGTCATAAGTAATAGGAAAGGACAGGTTAATATTATGATCCAAAATGATAATAATGAAGTTAGGAAACGTGTTAAGTGTTGGCTTGCATCTGAAGGTATAACCCTTACTGATTTAGTTAATGAATATAACCAACTGCATCCAGAAACACCAACCACACGGCAAAACCTAACCAATAAGTTAGCAAGACAGACTTTACAATATAAAGAGCTGATTGAACTTGCAGACGTGTTAGGTTATGACGTGGAACTTGTAAAAAGAAAATAACAGATCAGAGAGCTGGAACTAACACCATGTTAGCCGGTTCTCTTTTTTTGTCCTGGTATCTCTGCCGGTCATAGTGTCAGAAATCATGTTATAAAATCCCGTAAAATAATTATATGGACAAAAAACAAGCTCTATATCATGGAATCACACCCCGTTATTTTATAGAATCATTCCATTTTGTCCATATAATTCGTATTATATTGACAAATTATATTGACACGCTATTTTCACTCTGTTATACTTTAAATATAGAAATCTGGACAATCTAATAAAGAAAGGCGGTTTTATTATGAAGAAAGAAGAAATCTTGAAAGCATATGCAGACGAACTGGAAAGAATTGGAAAAAGTGAGAACACTGCAAAAGGTTATTTGCACAATATTTCAATGTTCCTGACATGGTTAGAAGATACCAGCGGAGAGAGCTTCAGCGGATCACTCACACCTGTAGAAGTAAAAGCCTACAGGTCATACATTGATACAGTGCAGAAAGCATCCCTTTCAACTATCAATACCAAACTTGCAGCGATACAGAATTTTTGTAATTTCCTTCATGTCGTATATGGAAATGAACTTATTAAAGTTGAGAAGAAGAAAGGCAAGGTTTCCCCTAAAGTAGAAGTTCTGAACAAACAAGATTTATTCCAGTTTTTGAAATATACAGAAGGTAATGCTAATCTTTTACATCGTGTAATTGTTCAAACCATCTTAAATACTGGAATGAGAGAATCAGAAGTTGTTGACCTTGAATTATCAGATATAGTCAATCTGGACAGTACAAAAAACACTTATATCATTATCAGAAGTGGTAAAGGCGACAAGTACAGAGAAGTGCCTATCTCCGGCGAATATAAAGCTCTGCTCCGTGAATGGATAGCACACAGACCTGTATCTGATTCCCAAAAGGTTTTTATCGGTAATCGTGGCACACTGACCGCCAATGGAATCTATAAATTAATACATCGGTTAGGATCACAAAAAGGATTGAATGTATATCCGCATATGCTACGCCATCAATATCTAACTAATCTTGCAAAGAAATGTGATAATCTTCAGGACATAAAGTCTTTACAGGAAATAGCTGGTCACTCATCTGTAGAAACCACAATGCGATTTTATGTATCAAGTTCTGAAGAATCCAAAAAGAAACTTACTTCAGAAATCAACTATTTTGAATAATGAAGCCAATAAAAAAGGCACTCACTGTAAAAGGTGGGTGCCTTCTTTTTGTGCATATTTATTGAATATTCCTTGATATTATTCATTCTGTGCAAAGTCGTGTTCCTGTCCTAGTATGCAGCCGTGTTCCTGTTCTTCATGCTATCATCTGGATGATCTGAAGAAATCGGTGCTATACGTCCGCTTTTCATCCTGGTATCACTCTGCTTTTTCGCCAGAATCACAAGAACATGATTCCGTGAAATCTCAGAAATTTTTAGCATCTTGCTAAATCTTTTATGCGCGCGATTTTTTCTATGTTATGTCAATTAATCCATACCAAACCCGTTCCCAAAATTTACCAGAACACAATTTACCCTTATTTTAATGTACGTTCCGGCATTCCACAACGCCAGAATATACACAGAATCCCAGTGGTAATTTTAAGCAATTCCTCATTTTAGAAATGAACAGAATGTACTACTGTGAAACACGGTACCCATCCCCTAAAATCCTAAGAATACTGTGCAAAAATCCACACAGGATACACGCTCACATCACCGATCACAATTCTCACTTTTCCATTTTCTAAGGCTTTCCGGCATACCCCCTAAGTTTAACTTAGCCCTAGAACATTCCCAAATCAGGGAACGCTGCCATACTATATCAGTTGTCACCAAATGACAACCGTCACCAAATCTGGGGACGCTGCATAACGAGAATTATGATCACATCTGACTCCACAAAATTGTGTAGTGAAATAATATTCAAATCTGAGACTCAGATACAAGAATTTTCCATGAAAGATTTTCTGATCACAATTTTTCAGATATGGGGTTAAGTGCAAGCCTAGATTAAATCTAGGGATGTCGTGAAACACGACAGTGGTTGTCACTGCGATAAAATCCGCCGTGAATACAACCTAAAAATCCGCTCTAATCCTCACGGTCATCTTTTCGACCGTGAAATAAATGCTCTCAGAGCGATTTTCAGAAAGTCAACCTTGATAATTCCACATCGGACTTCACGAAAACGGCTCACAGAGCATTTTTCATTTTCATTTTTCTAAGAATCCATACAGAATATGGGGATAATAAAAAGAGTACACAACTTATACGCTGCATACTCTCATAAAAAAGTGTGTATGTATGGAATGTCCAAAAAGGATCTTACCATCTTAATCTTTTGTACAGTGTACAGGGGATAGAACCCATCATATTTAATGGGTCATGTCCTCTGCAAGTGCGCCAACACCGTTCATATAACATAATTCAACAACATATTCATTATAGAACTTTTGTTCTCCCATGTCAACAGAGTTTATCTGGCAATTATTGACAAATTATGCTATAATTCCCTTATCAGGTTAGAACGTGATAGGGATAGTCTGGTGGTTGTACCTTTCCAGAAACGGAAAGGGGGTAATGCCATGAATACAATGGAAGTATTGACACTTTTATTGGTTATCTTTACGGCATTGACCTATTTAGATAACCACCGCAAATAGCAAAAAGGCTATTCCCTATTGCCGTAGGGGATAGCCCGTGTTGTTTTGCTTTGTAACCTTATAACTTGTTTATTCGGAAAGAAGCAACCATTAGACACGTCAAAATCTCTTGATTGTTTCTAACTTGATTATAACATTTGACCGTAAAAAGTCAAGTGTAAGGGGGATGCAAATTTGTGTCTCCCTTTTTTATTATATCCACATATGATTCCACCATACATGAAGAATGAGGTCTGGCATGACAAAGCCATGAAAAACTGCATGATGGAATCGTATCTGAAATATAATCAGGGTACCGGCAGTTCACCGATACCCACATATATTTATTCTGGTATAATCTTTGGCACTGATAATTTGTGCATGGTCTGAATCTGAAGGGATGGCTTGATAATAGGAGACTTTTCCAAAACTTCTTTTACCAGATTCTTCCACTCTTCACCGGCGATTTTGAAATCAACATAACTTCCTTTGTCCTTACACCGATAGATACAAACTGCTTCGGTTACATAAATATCTCCATACTCTTCATTATCACGAATGATAAGATATTCTCCGCTGTCATATTTATTTGTAAACAAAAATTCCTTCAGGGCATTCTTGCACATGAAGTCATAATCAAAATACTCCATCTGTGCCAGGAATCTTACTGCATACTTATTACCGCCGTTTTCCGGCAGCTCTACAATTTGAATCAATTGATAACATGGATACATATAATTCTGATCCTCACTTTCTATGTTTTCTCAAAAAATATGGGGTAACGTTTTGTTACTCCACAAAATGAATAAGGGGTTAATCTGCCTTATCGTCAATTATTACTTCTTCAGTTTTGGTACTTGTCACAATTTCTAGTGGATCATCTGTCTCTTCTTCAGAATCACCATTAGCCTTTGATTCATCCTCGATACGCTTCAGTTCCAGTGCGGTATCAGTAGTATAAGGTGATCTGTCAATAATGGTCTGCTTAGAAATTGCACCACAATTATACTGAATCTGCATATTTTCCATGTCCGCTGCATTATCTACAGGTCTTGCAACATTAAAGGAGAAGTTTACACTATCGAATACTTCATCAGAGACAGTCTGTCCATTATACTCCATCAGTTTTCGGATATATTCAAGTCGTTTCTCAAATCCCTCTTTCATGGATGCAATATACTGTCTTGCGAAGTTATCGCATTGTTGGTAAAGCATGGTGATAGATGTTTCCGAAACATTCGCAACATTACTCTGTCCCATGATACTTGAAGGCACACAAGCGATAGCATAAAACTGTTGGATTACATAATCCAGTTCCAGTTTAATTGACTCTTTATCCATCTGAGCATTCGCCCAGCTAAAACTTCCACTTTCTTCAATGTTGAGAACTGCCCCAACCATGTCCCGTGGTATACTGCTATCAAATCTTTGACCAGAAATTATACCGATAGGGGATAACGATAATGTAAGCACTGCCGTGTCCAGCTTCGATAATAGTGACTCGATTGTATCCATGATTCCCATAAGATCAAGAGGGAACGGATCACCAAATTTATCATATTTTGATTTATCCATAGCACTGTACCAAATGGGAAGTCCTGTAAGGTTTGGTTTAGTGTCAACCAGTGTGCTATTCTCATAAATTTCCACTTTCTCTGGATAGTAAACAACATAATGGTCTGCTCTGGTATCTTCATCCTTCCAATATTCAACAAAATGGGTATAATTTCCAAAAGAATCATACAGGGGATAAGAGTCTTTATTTCTGATCAACTTTGACTTAATCTTATCGCCATCCAGATACACGTACTCAAATGTATCGCCATATGTAATCAAGTCTTTTGCAATTTCTAAGTCTGTTTTTGTGTAACCACCCCTTTTATAAATGGTGTTCAACAAAGATACGAACTCCTTATCTCCTGTAATAGAGACAGGTGAGCCACAGATATAGCTTGAATGAAATTTAATGATACTCCGCAACGTCTGAAGAACTAATCTGGTAGGCTCAAATGTATGCTCTTTATACTGGAAAGAGGGAATCTGTAAAACCTTGTGATTTCGTCTCAGATAATCGTCAATGTCTTCAACCCTACTGATCCTGTCCTTATATCGTGTCTTTTCAATCTCATCTTTGAACCAGTTCGCTTTTTCTGTATTCATAGCAACTCCTTTACTACTAAAAAAATTCTTAATTACTTCAATAGGATTTCTCATATATCAATCCTTCCTGTGCCATATGCACTTTTCTAATCTAATGCCTTTCGGCAGCGTTTCTTTTTTTAAGATAGCTTGCACCGCTTTATCTGATAGGTGTTTCTTGTGGTCATCTGCCATAGACTCATTGTCGTAAGAAAACACATATTCCTTCAGAACATAATTCATATTGTATGTGCTTCCACCTTGGTTTACATAACTTACCATAGCTTCATCAAGTATCTTTTTATAATCTCTATATTCCATTTAACTTCCTTTCAATTTTGTATTTATCATAAATAATGTTCATTAAATATACCAGATGCCGTTTACCGATCCTTCCAGAGCCATTGCAAAAGCCATAACTCTATCATCCTTTGCACCTTTTACCGCCTGTTGTTTGCCGGTATCGTCCAATTGGAATGACTTCATTTCATCAAGTAATTTCTTACTGTTTAAAAGAATCTGTCCAGTCTCAAACATCTCCACAAATCTGTTAATGATAATAGGTCTGCTCTTAGATGAGGTCTGGAATCCTGGCTTCTTTCTTGCCTTTCCTTTTGCATCATATTCTTTATACTTGTATAATCGTATGTATCTATTTTCACCATCATAAAGTTTATCTACGACAGTATGACCGGCTGATAATTTCTCTACTACCAGAAGGGCAGTATTGAAATACTCTCCTACTTCTCTCACCAAATCGGCAAATTCATAGGCTTTAATTTTGTTGGACGCAAATTCAAACACCTGAATACCATTTTGATCAACAACTTCTATCACACTATTATCGGCTGATATGCCCTCACCTGTATCTACACCGGCATAAAAGCGTTCTTTTGGTTTAGGCTCACGCCACATATCCCAGTCTTTTTTCCACTTCTTCATAAGAGTAGGTAATTTTTTCAAATTATTTTGTGGCAGAGGTTTAGTGTCATACAGACCATTAATTCTGGCTTGAATCTTTTCAAGATCAAATATATTATTGCCGGACACAAGAAACGATTCTGAAGCTGAAGTCGGATGTTCTTGCCTAAATTTTTCCAATCCGATATTAGCAATTCTCATTCTTCGCCACATTAACTTCATCATGGCAAGTGGGGTATTATCTCCATCCATTTTGTAATACAGAGATAATTCTTCTTCGTCCAGTTCTTCCACTTCCAGATACTTACCGTATCGGTTGAAATAGATTTCTGTATTCATTTTGTATTCATCTAAAAATAATTTTTTATCATCTAACCAACTAAAGAAAAATGGTTTATACTGTGATTCATGGTATACGGCTTTTTGCCATAACTCATACCAGTAATTCATTCCCTTTGACGTTGATTCAAGTACAATTTGACCGTCAGGACGTAGTGCAGCTTCTATAGCCACTAACTGATTCTTTAATTTTTCATCATCCATCGAGCTTACTTCTGTCAAATGCGCGTAGCGAATTGTGGCACCTCTCGCCTGATCCTTACTGCCACATACGCAACATACAATACGGCTTCTATTTTCAAGTATAAGTTCCTTCCTGTTATTCGCCACGTCTTTTATTTTGATGGACGGATCAAGGTCATCATACATAGCTTTCAATTTCTTAAATACAATATCTACCGTGTCAAGTGAGTATGACATAAGCATACATACGGTATCAGGTCTTGTATGTGTCAAATATAGGCTATATGCTATTGCGAGCGAGGTCACTCCGAGCTGTCTTGCCTTCGCCACAATATTATATTTTCCGAAGTTTTTAACTAATAATTTCTGGTGATAAGTTGGCTCAAATCTAACTTTTTTACCTGTCTTGTCAACGATACGAACAAAGTAGCGACACCACAAGACAGGATCAGCGACTATCTTTTTTAATTTTTCTTCTCTTGTCATTGTGCTTCACCTCTTTTTAATAAAATAAAAAGGCTGCATGACATGACTCATGCAACCCTTAATGTGTTAAAACAAAGTATGCTTCGCCAGGAACACTGTATATCACCTTGATATGTCGTGCTTCTGGATATAAATTTTTCAAAATATCTAAGTCCTGTTGCTCAGTGAATCCGAATCCACTGTGTTTGGTATATAAATAATCGTAAAACTGTTTGTTCTCACTGTCATTCAGTGTATGTATAGGAATAATCCTCTTTATCTTCTAAATCTTCCTCTGAAACATTATTCAGAAGTGCAACAAGACCATTTTCTTTATTTTCCGCAAAGAACTTGTCGGAAAAATCCTCAAACGCTTTAAAAGCCTGTACATCACCGCCCAGTGCCTTTTCATAATAAGCATTGTATAACTCTATCTGCTTCTTCTGGTGTAACCGCTTCAGTACCCATAGTACCGCATTCTGTACACCCTCTTCCAACATATATTTTTCACAGGTTTTTTCTGTGATCGTATCTTTGAAAACTTTGTATCTGTTCTTCAGATCATCAAATGTCATAATGGGATCGCTTTCATGATCCTTCAGATATTCAGGGCAATACTTCCACATGATATAGTACACTTTTGTATCCGTATGAAGCATCGCCTTTAAGGTTTGGTAGATGGAAGTCTCCGTGCAGACTGGCTTGCCACTACCATTTGCATTTTTATTAGCCATAGTGTTCCTCACATTCTATTTTTTTCTTTATTGAGTCAAAACACCAATTAATTTTATAAATCGGAGTAATATATTTTTCCTCATTCTTCACATAAAATTCTTTCATATCATCAAGCCGTAAACACGCTAATTGCCCGTTAGGATAACTTGCTCCGCAATCAATTCCAATCTTGTCTCCAAATCTTTCGTCATGCCAGATTTTATGTGGTGCAATATATTTATGATTCAAAATTATGTTGATATTTCTTGTTGTTGTATGTCCGAAGATAATCTTACAATTCGGATTATATCCAAGTTTTTGAAGCAATTCTTTATTAACAGGATTAGTATAAAATTCTTCTCTAATGGTTATTTGTTCTGTTGCATTCTCTCCAAGTCCCCCATGTACTAATAAGAAGTGATTTCCATTTACTGTAATTTCTTTTGTAATATTTCTGAAACTCTGATCAAGAAAATCAAATAAAGATATGGCTTCATCTTGTGGAAGTTCATCTACATCTTTAAAGGATTCCCATTGATCTATAGAAGAACAGGAATTTGCAAATTTAATGGAATCTTCAATCATTGTGGATAGTTGTTGTACTTTATACGCATAATCAACTTTTTTATATGCGCTGGTTAAGCCCATAAACACTCCTGCTAGAGTTCTTTTATCGGAATAGTCTTGTATTATATTGTTTAACTCATTCTGTTTCTCTTCGTATTCATACGCTAAATTAACTGCTTCTCCTATTTTTTTATCACTCAAATGATGTTTTAAGCTCTCTAGTAGTAGTATTTCGTGATTTCCCATCAATAAAGTTGCATTTCCCTGATCTGACAGTTTTTTAATTTTTTCAAGGACTTTTAGACCGCCTCCTCTATTAATACAATCTCCGATAATGTAAAGCATATCATCATTTTTTAAATTAATTTGCTCTAACATTTTCTCAAACAAATCAATTCTTCCATGAATATCGCTCATACAATAGATCATTTAATAATCCCATCCCTTCTCAAATCCGCATCCGTAATCTGTGCAATATGCCCTGTTTTTTTGTCCATCCTAAAGAATAATATTTTACTCACATCATTAATAGAAATATCACCTTTTATAAAAAATTCATCTTCTTTTCTATGAAAATATACTTCATATTTTGATGGATCTATTTCAAATATGACACCTAATTCATCCAGTTTATCCATTTGTGTTAAACTCTCCATATCATATTCATCCAGACCAAAATTCGCCCAACGTAGAGAATTTTTCCGAAATCCTCCAAAGCAAAATGCTAACGGAACATCCAATGAATCCATCACAAAAACATATCCTGTCTCATCTTCATGTAACCTTCTAATTTTGTTATCTGGATATTTTAATTCTGAATAATTGGTAGTTTTTATATATCCACTCTCTAAAATTTTCAAATAATTTTTATACGAAGTTCCGTGGTAAAAATTCGCATTTGTTTCAGTTATTACGATTTTTTCCATCAACTTGTCTATCTCTTCAAATGATAAATCATTCACATTTCGCATAGAATCTTCTAGTGTCATGTCTTGTTTATTTTCGTAATACAAAGCATCCATAGGATTATCCTCGTATAATTTTTGCAGCCTATCGACTAATCTTTGAGCTTCTTCTTTCTTATTTTCATATATATCAAAATTCTCATTTATATGAGATAAAACATAATATTTATACCTTGGTTCCCATCCGTTAGGTACAACTGTATTCAGTGCTATATAGGTTTTCATATTCAGTTCTTTATAATTTTTTACACATTTGAATAATCGCTCGTATGTATGTGCAATATCATTTACAATATCTGTCAACTTATTTTTTCCTCTTTCTCTTCTTTTGCTTTTTCTCCGGTTCTTCTACCATCAGAAGATTGTACGCATAACTCATAGGTTCTCCATCCCTGTCAACTCCATGTCCAATCTGAAAATTTACAATTGAACCTTGTACCAGATACGGCTCTCCATTGATAACCTTTTTGCTACAATAATAAGTCTCTCCATCATCATAGCAGCGGACAAATCCGTATCCTCGCTTATTCCATCTTGTTACATATCCCATATAATTCTTCTTGTTGGGACGTTTGTTATTTCTATATTCTGTCAATTTGAAACTGTCCTTTCATTAAATCTGTTTTGTCGGATGAACATATCCTCTATAAACTTCCTCTTTTACAAAATTACTTATCACATGATCCTTAAACTCAGGCTTTCTTTCTATATACATTCCATCAGAATATTCAACAACTTTATAGGGTGTATTATGCTCTACACAAATCAAAATTAAATTCTGATAGTTGGATAAATTAAAATACGTTCCTTCGTCCTTAAATGGATCATAATTAATACAAAGAATCTCATTGTTAATTTTTTCAATCACAATTCCACCATTACAAGATTCTGAATAATCATAATATTTGTAAAAATAAGCCGGATCACCTTGGAATTTATCAATCACTACAATTCCTTTTTCCAGTAAATGTTTCATATACTACCATCCTTTATTTTTCTATAATACGTGTTCAAGAAATCAAAATTCTAGCATCCTAGGTCTTGATTTTCGGAACACAAAAGCTCTCTTCTTTCTATATATTTTTCCCCACACGACAACTGGGTACTTCTTCTGTCGAAGGGCATATGCAGTAAGAGGGTCATATGTGACCATATATTCCTTACCACTATATTTATCCTTTGACAGTTCCCCAGCTTCGTATTTGTATAATGACATAATTTTTTCTTCAGAAAGTCCATGACCGTAACGATCATAAATCTCTTCAGATGTGAGACTGCTATTCAACCACTGCTTCACTCACTTTCTCTCTCTGGTATTGTGATTTCCAAATTTTTACATCTTCCATAAGTGCATCTGAAACATCATAAACCCAGAAGAAATTTCCCGTCTCAAAATGGGTACAACGGAAAAGATACTTGTAACCTTTTTCAGTGAGATACTTCTTCTCACCAGTGGAATAGCACCAGTAAAATCTCTTCTTTAAATCTTCCTTGAATGTTCTATAGTCAAAATTTGTCATTATTGATTCTTCTCCTTTTTATTCCTATATTTCGCTATACTGCGATATTCAGGACGTACTGATCCTGATAAGTCTCTGCCGAGACTATAATTTTTTCATTATTTTTTACACGCTGCCTTGCGTCATAGGCAGACGTAAATACCTTTTTAATTGGTTGCACCAGCTCAAACTTACAATCTGGCACCTCATATGTAGGTGAGTCTAAATAACCATCCTCTGAAATAGTGATTTTATCGTATAATCCATGCTCAACTGAGAAGTTCTGGAAATATTTCATATCATGTTCCTTCAGAATAGGTAAAAGATATTCTGTAAGTCCTAATTGTTCTAACCAATATAAATTTATGTGAGAATATTTCCCACATTTGTTATAGTATCCGATGAAACCGCCATCAACTGCAAGTATCATCGTCCTTAGTTCTTCGTCCATCTGCTCTACACCGCCATATAAAGCGCACACTAAAGCTAACGTACCGAAATTATATTTTTCATTAAATCTTCCATTGTGAAAATTGTTTGGATTAACCCTGTATGGGTTATTTAGAAATGTTCTGTGATTATCAAAACATAATTGATTCTGACCTACTGAGAGGTCAACAAAGATAGGTGTTTTCCACCCATAGTCGATTTTTTCTTCATTGAGCCATAAACCGCTATTGAAATCATAAAAACCGCCTATTTCTACTCCGAATAGGGTATTTAATCGCTTAGTGCTAAAGAGTGAATCCACATCATCGGTAAGCACTAAATAGTAATCCTCTGGATTTATTTCTGTCCACCACTCCGGCAGACTGTTCAACAACTCCTGTTTAACAAGACTCTTATTTCTGTCAAATTCCATTTTCGTAATCGTGTCCAGATACCTATGTAAGTACCCACGATTACATTCATTATCATTATCTTAAACACTTTGTCTCCTTCCTACTTTTCCACTTTCACCGTTTTACTGGGAGTCGGCTTCGTGCTTTTTCTCTTAGTCTGCGTAGTTTTCTTTTCAGTCGCTTTTCTCACTCGCTCCCGTTCATACGCATTTTCTTTTTCATTAAATTTTTTCTTATCTTCATTGAATGTCCCTCTGGCTTTCGCCTGTGACGCTGCATTGATACCTTTGACAAATTCCTGATAATTATATTCTGTAAGATTTCGCTGTCCTAACTCAATATCTCCGATCAAGTTATGAGATAAATTGCAATACATCGCTACATCCCTCTGGGACAGACCTCTCATTAGGCGATAATCCTTCAGATCACTTGGTCTTAACATCTATATCTTCCTTCCTTAAATAATAATTGCCTTAAAAAGATAGGGTGCAACATTACATCATGTGACATAACATCACACCCCAATATATGAAAAAATCATAGATTGTAAGAATCTATGAGATTATCCATACTTGCTATTAAGCAATAGTTTTCTTTAGAATAGATACACCTTTAGCATCTAAGAGTTTTACTGCATAGAGGTTTGACGCAATGAGGTCAGTAGCAAGTAATTTCGCCTCTCTCTCCTCCTCGACAGTAGTTTCTTTCTGCATGATATATCCTAATGCACCCTTCTTAACAATTGCAATTACAGGCTCACTGTTTGTAGCGTCCCACATCTGATCTGAAAGGTATACAGGGATTGTACCATTCCACATACCGATACAGTTTGCATCATCCACAATACCGTTTCCAGAAGCAGCGTATGTTTTATCAATCTTTGTAAATTCATCCATTCTCATAATGGCACTTCTGAATTTTCCATGTGCAACGATACCCGCAAAAGAACTATTCTGTACCTGATCTCCGAAGCAATCAAAAGCACTATCAATGGCAGCTACAGTAAGCTCGCCTGTGCCTGTGAGTGCAGTCTTATATACCGCATTATCTGCCATTTCTTTAATAAGGTCAAAATCAATTTTCTTCGCCATAACTTCAGCGGTCTGAGAAGACATAGCATCCACAACCGCACCTTTAATTTGTGCCTTGTCCTTATCATAAATTCTGACAGATTTACCAGTCTGTTTTACCTTTGCAGTGCTATCGGACATACCGATTTCCTCTGGTGTAAGTGGTGTACCTTTTGTAACTTCCTCTGCATCTGTCAGTCTGTTAAATGTTGGAAAATGAACCTCATCTCCATAAACCAAAATCTCAGATACCATATCTGTATAATCTGTTGCAATATCTTTCATTTTAAGTGCAGTACCTAATTTACTATTAACTGCATCTGCATATACTGAACCAATAACTAAGCTCATTGTTAATTCCTCACTTTCATAAAAAATTGAGCAATAAAAAACACCCATAACCGATAGGCTATAGGTGCTTCACACACTCATTTTATTTTCTTCTTTTTGTTAGTCTTTCGTATAAAGTAGGATTCTTTTTATAAAGTTCCACACGTTTATCGTAAGACATTTTATTAAATTCTTCCTGTGACACTAAATCATCTGAATCATGGCTTGTAGGTACATACCCCGTAGATTTCATTCTGGATTTTACAATTCCATCCACCACGGATACCAGAGCATCTACGTCTGTATCTTCTTTCAGAAAATCCATCAGAGATTTATCTAGTCCCTTGTTGGTAAGATTTTCTTGAAATTCAAGTCTCTTTTTCTGAGCTGCAACAATCCTCTCGGACTCTTCCAGGGCAGCGATACGATTCTCCAAATCAATTTCAGCCTGTGACTTCTCTACAGGTGTCAGCTCCTTGATCTTGTCCTTCAGGTCGTTAATCTCTTTTGAATAATGACCACGGATTTTATCTTCTGCGGACTGAATCGCTTTATCATAGTCCGTCTTTGACATTGTAACTGTATCTACATCCTCTCTGGTAGTTTCATCCGCTGCGGATGCCCCATCTTTGATTTCTGTATCTACAACTGTTGTTTCTGTTTTTGTGTTTTCCATAATTTTACATCTCCATTCCTGTTTTCATGCTTCGCCCCTCAGTCGTTGCTCACACGAACCCATTATTTTTCTATACACAAATATATTTAACTTCCAGATGGAAGTAATAATAATCATAAAAATGGGTGGGATTTTTTTAATAATTAAAGGAGGTACAGGGAACCCCACCAAAAACCTGTTTTTGTTAAACAAAAAATCGAATTTAACACAATGTTATTCGCAATATTAAATAATTAAATTTAATTAATACTGAAATTAAAGACATTATGAACCTCAAAAGGAGTCTCCGATAATGCCTTATACATGAAAACTTTGCAATTTCGTACTATTTTTCAATAATCTTCCATTACAAATATATATCTAAATATCGAGCGGACTTCTGCTTATTTAAAAGCTATTACCACCGATACCGATACCAAAATTAATATCCCTTCGACTGAAGGAATTTATCAAGGGACTCCCTGTCAAGTAAATGCAGCTCTGCTTTATTATTCTTGAATCGAGATAATAATCCCTCGCTAATGCGTGTTTGTTTTGCGATAAACTTCTGATTAATACCCTCACCCTTAATGAGAGCTAAAAGCCTATCTCTTAATTTTTCCTGTGACATTTTGTCCACCTTTCTAAATTATGTTGTACAAAACAAACAGTTTTTATAATTTACCACTTGACTTTTCATTACATAAGTGATATAATTATTATTTTCATATACCATATAGTGCAATATGTCAAAATATCATCATTCTGTTTTTATCATGATATTATTGTATATTATCAATGTCAATTTTGGGCACATGGGGAATTTTCTTTAAGGGGTACTTAGCGCACCAAATACCCCATACACTGTTCAAGAATTATTGTACAACTTTTGTTTTTATCTGGTATTTTTTTCCATATAATTCATGAATTTCGTCCCTTGTAAGCAGTTGATTCAAGTCTTTCAGACTCTTCACAGATGTTTTGGAACTTTCATTTTCTGTGATTTCTTCCAGATACGTCACTGTTCCTGGGTTGCTTTTAATCGCTGCAAGAAACTCTTTTGGATAAATTTCGTATATCCACTGTAGCAAAGTCTGACCTAGACAGTGCTTCTTCTTATCACCGATAAGTCGCTTATCCCTCTTATCATCCAGAACGATTTTTCCTTTTTCATCTTTTATAATCTTGCCATGTTTGTTCCTGTGTGGGTGAATATCAAATATATCACGGATTAACTTTTGAATGTCCCATGTCGTGATTTTTCTTTCGATGGTCTGGTTTACATCAGAATAGCGAATCTCATTCAGAGCATTTTGGATCAGATTTTGTTTCATTTCAAACATTTCTTCAGCGGTCATATCACCACTAGCATATTTAGCATAAACCTGATTCAGACGATTATTCCACTCTAATCCAATCTTTTTGATTGCTTCTATTCTGTTATAATCCGCTTTCGTCCCCTTCGGAATCGGATTCAGAATATCAACAAATGTGATCATTTTTGTTCTTTCCGCACGTTCCAAATGTTCTTTAATGACAGTCGCCAACTTGTCCATTGTACACTCCAACGGAATGTAGATTTTTTCTTCTAACGCTTTTCTCTCCTGTGCCAGAAGAATTTGTTTCCGACGATAAAGCTCTTTTTCTTTTTCATCTGTAAAGTGTTTCTTTTTCTTCTTCGGAGTAGACTTCAACCCTTTGGTGAACTGCGGTCGCACCATGTATTGATCTGGATTAACCTTCAGGAAAAGATTGTCAATTTCTTCTGTGAGTTCTTGAATTTCTGCTTCAGTCGTTGCTTCATTCCTACGCTGCACAAGTTCCTTGTATTCACTGATGGTTGACTCCGACACCGTTTTTTTATACCTCTGTTCAGTAATGACTAACGTTCCATCATCCCGTAATACTGCACCTTCAGCCTGTAGATACGGACGCTTTCTTATCTCACTAAGTTCTGTTGCAAGATTTACACCCTTGTAGCGTCTTTTTGCGCTATCAATGGCGATACCTGATGCCACCGCAAGAATTGAAATATCGTCATAAATCTGTGATAAATATTTTTCTTTGTTCTGCTCTGTGCCAGTATTGTAAAGATGCCAGTAGAAACATTGTAAGTCCCTTGCAAGGTTACAAATTTTTCCGATAAAGTCATTTGCTAACTTACCATCAATGGATGCCATCTCTCCATTTGTATAGTTTTTTGGATCATTTTCGGGAGAAAGCCCATTAATCGGAATAAGATATTTTCCAGATTCTACTGTTTCCTTTGTTTTTTTCAAGATAACAGGATCATTACCAACATAAGCGGTATCCCCATCCTGATCCGATCCTTGCCAAACATCTGACAGGAAAGCACCTTTACCAAACAGATTAATAACCAAAATTCTATTCGTGAAATTGAACCACTTCCACTCTGGACGATATGTATTCTTTAAAACTGCATTCTCACCTACAGCGATATGAGGAGATCTGAATCCATAAAGTTCTTCACCATCTGCATAACGGTTGCACCAACATTGAAAATCAGATAAGATACTTGTCTCAATTTTCTCTCCTGTGGACGCTCTCAACATTTCATATGGATCAGCGATTATCGTACAGAAATCTGAATTATTTAGCTGAATTTTCCCCTGATACATTTTATCTAAAATACCGTTCAAGAATGTTCGTCTGTAGTTTGTAAACCATGTTGTTCTTGTGACATCCTCATTAATCTGAAGAAGCTCTTTCATCATGCGTGTTCCGATGTTATCCGTATCACCAGCCTTCGTGTTCAAACCATGCTTCAGGAACGCCGGATATTTTTTCATCAAATTTATTTCATTGACTTGTGGCTCTACAATCTTCCATAATTCTTCTTCAGAAAGATTCAGCGTATCAAAAACCTGATACCACAACTGTTGGCGATCACCAAATTTAGAATTTTTTTCGTACTTGCAAACACCAAAAATCTGTTCATCCGAAATCAACTTTTCTCTGTACCAGTCCCAGGTCAATCGCTCCTTTTCAAATTTGATTGGCTTTTCCAGTCTCTTAATCTCTGCTTCAAGTTCAGGAAGAAGATTTTCTTGATCTGCAATAGCTTTTTGTTCTTCCAGCTTTGCTTCTGCAATTTCTTCTGAAGATGCACTTTTATTTGATAAGATAGTATGCTTTCTCTTCGCTGCCGTAGCTCTATTATTGATTCTATTATATTCCTCTTTAAGCTCCTGTAAGCGTGGATCAGCTTCAAGTTCCCTTAATCTGTCCTTTTTATCATCTAAAACCATGTGTTCAACAATTACATCTGCAAACTTCAGAATCTTTACACTGTTCTTTGTAGTAACAATCTTTACTTCATATGGCTTAAACGCATTCCCAAACCTATCATAAATTACAGGATCATCTACACCGGCAAATTTCTCATTGTAATACTCCTGAAGTTTCGTATTAAAAATCGCAGACTTGAAAAAGTGATTCCTCAAAAGTAAAAATCCCTTATCCTTATAAGTATGTTCATCCCCGTTCCTGTCAATATATTTGCCAGTGTTAAAAATAGATTCATCTGCAAGAGATTGTCCATCCCAGAGGTCAATATGTTTCTCATAGTCCTGTTTTGTGACTTGTAACCTTTTTGTCTCTGCATCAAGCGTAACTACATTACATGGCATTGTATGTGTTCCATCCACCTCATCAATCAGTAGGATTGAGTTTGGATCAATGTCAAGTGTTCCTATGATGGAACTGGAAGTCAAGCTCTCATAACTTCGTGTACTCACAATGTCAATTTTTTCATCTTTCACAAACTTCTCTCTGAACGGAATCCCTAGAGTCTGCCACTCTTCCATGTCGGCAAAATATCTTTCATCAATGAAGAGACAATTTCCAGTTCTTGCCTTACTGGACGTTCTCTGGAAGTTTACATATCGTGTTCCATTGATAGTGATTCCATCCCTATAAGCCATCTTCCTTAAATCTCTTTTTGTGAGTAATTGCTTACTCTTTTTCTCATCCAACTGTTCAATGAGTCCTGTTTCTTTATTATACGTTTGCTTATATTCATCCAACTTAACAATCACATCAGACTTGAACTTCACATTGATGATTATATCCGTGTAATCCACCCCTGAGACAGTTCTAATGGCTTCACTGGAATTTTTTACCAGTTCCCGTAAATGACGGGACATAAGGCTATCTGTAATTGTTCCAGAATATAAATATCGTGTGTCCTTTTTTGGCAGCGTAACATCTTTTTTGAAGCTCCAAATCTGGTTGTGCAAGGACTCAACCTTTTGTTTCAGCTCCGGCATATTTGTCTCCTTCAGCTGTTTTTTCGCATCCAGATACTCAGAAATTAGTGCATCATCTTTAATCTGCCAATATAGATAAGACGCATCAAAGTTTCTAATAAGCATATCATTGTATTTTTTTCCAGTATTTTCCATATTAAATTTTCTCCTTTATTCAAAATAATTCTTTACACAAGTTTCAATGTCAGCGTTGATGGAACAGATACTATCCAGTGGTATATGTGTTTCTCCATCTTTAACAAGCTGCATCATATCTGGTGGTATTGCAGTTACCTTGTCCCGTAAATCCCAGTATATTTTTGAGATAATTCCATCCACATACTTATCTGTCTCTGATCTTATCGCACTCCACAAATAGTTATTTTTACAATTTTCAACATAGGAATCATCGTCAATATATTTCTTCAATTCATCTGCAAAAATCTCTCTGATCCTCTCAGGTGTGAGTGCGTCCAACTCTAAACCTTTTTCCAGACCATTAATCCCATTTGTTTCTTTCATCCAGGAATCCAGACCTTTTTTCTTGGGAGAGTACATATTATTTTTCAGTTCTTCTTCTGATAACTGATCTGGTACGATTCCAATTCGTTTAGCAATAACTCTCACATTCATCCCCAACTGCTTCGCCATAATTTCAGCCTGTACCTTGAATGTATTGGCGATTGAATATCCTGTCGGATCGTAGTCACTCATAATCAGAAATACCAGCTCTTTTATTTCATTCTCCGAATTATCACGGATTTTTCTCAAAAGTGTTTCCATAGCCCCAAAAGCACACAAGCCTTTTGACGATATTGCGGAACATCCTAAAAGTTCACTAATATCACGGATGAATTGGAAGATGGTATCTTTCTCACAACACACCACAATGTTTTTATATGGGCTGAAACTATATCTATCTGGAACGTTATAATTTCTACTCTCATCACAAATCATAATGTCACGGTATGTAAGTTTTCCTTGCTTCACAAGTTCAGTTAGGTACTTCGACAACACTTTGTCCCATCCTGTCAGTGCTTCTTCTGTATCATCTTCAGCCGTGAGCAGTCCCAACTTATCCAGCGTAGGTTTTACAACCGCATACCAAAAGTTTCTCTGTGATCTCTCATATCTACAGGTACAGAACTCTTTCTCATTCATGATAATGCTTCGCATCAGTTCTGATTTCTTCAGGCTGCCTAATTTTTCACGAATCTCTTCTACTGGCAAATCCTTTATCGCTGCTCTTAATTCTACAATTGTATCTTTCAAAAAAATTCTCCTTTATTTACAAAACGAAAACGCACACTATTAAAATCGCTGAAACCCTTGCAAATATTGACTATTTAGCATTTTTTCACATCAAAAATCTGTTCAAAATTACCCCTGGATTTCGTATGCTATTTTTTCTTTCCAACACCATTAATACCCTTATATGACAAGGCATTCAGCGATTTTACTGTTTTCAAAATCTGCTTAAAATTACCCCTATTGTATACAAATGTATAATATGAATGACCGTAGGGAATGAGTGTGGGGGTGGGGACACCTCACATAGAATATTCTCTCTCACCCATCACTCTAAATCTCATTCCAATCCAATCTCTACACATACACACTCTCTGATACACACTCTCTATCTCTAAGCTAATAATTCAATCTCTAGTTCATTATTCATCTGTATAACTACATCATCTCTCTAGTAGATATGGGGATTACTCCCCATATCCCTACTCAAAACCGTACGTGCGCTATTAACGCATACGGCTTTTCACTCTATATTTTCATACTCTATCTGTAAAACAAACTCACTCTGATACTTGGTTCAAGTAACGGAAATGTCCTAAGCAAACCATTAAAGAAAGCTTCTTTTGTATAGCTTCTTTTCTGACTTCTCCGGTTGAGCCACTTAAACAATAACCATTTTGTCTGCACTAGAAAGTTCTTCACTTCCTTTATATTGTCGGTCACTCCATAATACTGGTAGTGTCCCCGCAGTTTCGCATTGACTGTTTTGAATATCTGCTCTAATGGCATTGTTCTGTGAATCTTTATCCATTCCTTCATTGCCTTGATTTTGCTTCGGTACTTCTTCTTACTGGTCTTTACCCTACAACGAAAAAACTGCTTCTTTCCGTCCATTCCGCAATAAAACGTGAAACCAAGGAAGTCAAAGGTATCTGGTTTTCTTTCTCCTCTTGCTTTTCGGTTTTGCCTGGCAAACCTCCCAAATTCCAAAATCTTCGTCTTTTCCTCCGCCAGTTCCAACCCATATTTTCTAAAGCGCTCTTCCAGTCTCTGCCGGAATATCTGCGCTTCGTATGGATTCTGAAAACAGCAGACAAAATCATCACAGTAGCGAATCAGATAACATTCACCCTTACACTGTCTCTTTACGATTACATCAAACCAGTTGTCCAGTACATAATGCAGATATATATTTGCAAGTATTGGGCTGGCTCCATTTCCTTGTGGGGTTCCACGTTCACTGTCAAGAAATTTGCCATCTTCCATGATTCCCGCTTTCAGAAACTTCTCAATTATCTCAAGAAATCTTCTGTCTGCTATGTCATGTGACAGCATCTTCATCAGCCATTCATGGTCTACATTATCAAAGAATCCTCTGATATCTGCTTCCACCACATAGTTCGTCTTCCGATACTGTACCATCTCTATGATTTCCCTCACCGCCTGATGACAGTTCCTGTTTGGACGGAAACCAAAGCTCTCATTATAAAACTTCGGTTCATAAATCTGCTCCAGTATCTGTGCAATCGCATTTTCCACCAGTTTATCTTCATAACACGAGATTCCCAGTGGTCTCATTTTGCCTTTTGTTTCTTTCGGGATATAGACCCGCCTTGTTGGATTTGGGCGATAACTTCCACTCTTCATCCGTCTTACAAGGTTCGCAAGATTTTCCTCCAGATTTCGTTCATAATCCTCTTTTGTCACCTTATCAATTCCATACGCCTTTCTTTTATCCATCGTTTTATGGATTGCCCTTAGTGTATTTTCATTGATATATGACGCAAGATTTTGAACCTTTCTGTCTGTTCTGTTTGCTTTTGCGATATTGTACTGTATTCCAAGCAACTCGTTTACCATGTCCATCAGCTCTCTTTCGTCTGCATAGTTTCTTATTACTTGAAGCTATAAAGTGCACAGCCCTTTTCTCCATCTGTTTTCACAGGCTTCTTCGATACTATGGCTGTGTCGGACTTCCTGCCATTCATTTGGATTCCTGACGCATTTCTTTGTTTTGGTTTCCATACCTCTTACGAGGAAATGACAGGACCTCAGCTGTTCCGATAACATACTTATCATCAACCTCGCCAAGCTCTCAGACTGGGGGATGCCGCCATAACCTCACCGTAGCGGTTACAGCAGTGTTGTCTACTGTGTAATACAACACATCGACCATTTCCAACCTCATACTAATTTCCCAGCTCAATCGCTTCACTTTCGTTTCGGCTCTGTTGCTCCCTGTCCTACGCTTAAACCTGGTGTTACCACTTCAGTTCCAAGGACTCGGTACAGGCGGTTGGTTAGACCTTACCTGATAGGCTTTTCCTACTGTATTGTTATCAGCTTACCAAAGTTTGCAGAATTTCTTCCGCTCGCTAGGGGAAATCAGCTATGCTGATTTCACAGCTCGCACGTATTAACTGGTATATCATCATTAGTAAACTCATCCTTAAATGACTCTGGACTTACAAAGATATACTTGTTATACTCAAATCCTTTATCTGAATATTCTTTCTTTACAATCAAACATCTTTCCGTATGTAGCTTTTTGATATATTTCCTGATATTGTGCTTATCCATATTCAAATCATCTGCTAACTGGTCATATGTTACGGATTTACCATTTGACAGATTTCGTACCAGTGTAATAAACACAATGTACTCAGCTTGTGTGATTTTTCCATCAATCAATGCACCAGCTATCGAGAAATAGAACTCAATGTATCCTTGTTGAAATTCCTTTAATCTTCTGGCAAGTTTCAGTCTGCACTCTTGAAACTTCTTCGGCTGCTTCGGATCAGGAATCATTTCAATCCATTTTTTTGCTTCTAGTTCCAAAAGCAGAGTTTTCAGAAGTCGATCTGCGATACATTGTTTCTTTTTCACGGATGAATACAAAAGTTCTTTCAGGTTCCTAACTCTGAATCCTCTACGTCCAAATGAGTCCTTGTATACATCCAATAAGGTAATAATCAGATATTCATTCCCTGTCATTGTTCTCAAATCCTTGTTCAATAATATTTTTTTATTGATTCTCGCTGCATCTGCTTTTCCTAATGACAGCTTCGCTCCATTATGGTAAGTTCCGCAGTAAGCCTTATCGCACTGATCCTGAATCCACACTCTATGCTTATCACCTTCAGGAAATGACTCATAGCATCCTAAGAGCTTATAATCCGTATCCAGAAATCGGTTTGTATCCTCTTCAATTACTTTTTTGTCCTTTGGTGGTCTGCATTTCGTGTTGTATTCCTGGCATAAGGTATGAATCTTTGACTTCGTGTATCCGTCCATCTGAAGCATTTTTACGATTCTTCCATGCCAGAAGTTACGCTGTCCCTCGTCAGCTCCTTCATTCATGACCTTTTGGATGCACAAATAGCATGGGTAATCATCCAGTGCTTCATAGTTCCAGTCCACTTTATCTAAGATTTTGGCAGTTTCCTGTGTTTCCGTGAAATAATCCATCTGTCTACGGATATAGGACAAATCAAATTGCTTAAACTTGCTCCCAACCATATAGGAATTATTCACGACCTTTACATACGCCCAGTTATCACGATTCTCATAATCGTAACTGCCATCAGCCTGTTTATGATTATAGGTACAAGGTGGTCTTGATATTTGAGTTGGTGATGCAGCTTGCGGATCAGCGTTCAAAATTGATACAAGTTTCTTATTTAAGTCCCATACTTCATTGAGCTTACAGGTTGGCTTAATAGAGACATAAAAGTGGAATCCATGTCCACTGGCTACACAAGCGTGAAGATATAGCTTCGGCAGCTTGTTGTGAATCCAGTGAGTAAAATCTGACGCATCGTGAAGGTCTGGAAAATCTTTCTGATCAAAGTCCAGATAGAGAACTTTCCTCTGTCTCTGCGTAGTCTTAGTCCCGTTCTCTTTCCCTCTGTTGGTTGCAAGTTGGTTGTAAACATCGTGAGTATAGCGGTACTTCTGAATGAACGCTGCATAGTCCTCAAACGTCTTTACGAACTCAACCTTAGTGGACACCACACGACCGTGTAAGTCTCTTCGCAAGGCAATTAAGCGCACGTATTCTTTCTCTCTGAATGTACTGGGATACATCAGATTAAAATAGTGCCTTAAAATATTCAGTTGTTCTACGTTACTAATAAAATGTCACCTTTTCTTTCTAAAAAGCAAAGTACACCAATATTCAATTGTAAAAAGTTGGGAATTTCGCCGGAATCGGCAAAAGATTAAATAAAACTTGAAAAATGCTAAAATGTACCATTGACAAATGAAGTCAAATGTTATATAATCTCATACGTGTTAAGTTTTATGACACAACTTAAAAGTGTACTCGTTTACGGGTTACTAATTTTGGTATTGGAACAAATCTGAACTTCATCTACTGGGAATAGATGTGATATAAGTAAGAGATATAGTTCCACTCTGTATCGTAACATATCTGATTATTTTTGTCAACAGATTTCTGGGAAAAATCTGTTATTTTTTTGCCATAAATTTCCAGATATGAAACAAGCAATTAACGGACAGGCTCATTGTAGAACCTGTCCTTTTTGTATACTGCTAAAATCAATCTTTAAATTCTTCTAAGGCTTTATCCGCACTCTCAATTAGAGATTTAATTTTTCTGTCCTCTTTATCAAGAAGCTGTTTCTGTCCTGGTGTGATTGTCCGCAAAATATCTTCTTCATTACACTTACTTTTCTGAAGGCACATATTATAAATAGCTTCATCTACTGTATTTCCTCTTTCTGCAAAATCCGCTTCAGTATAATGTCCTCTGATGAATGTAACAGAATCTCCCTTGATTTCAACGACTGTTATCTTTTCTGGGATTCCACCATTACCATTAAACATTTTATAATAATTTCCATATAATACTAAATCACTCATAAAACACCTCTCCTTAGTTTTCTTCTTTTTCTTCCGGCTCAAATTCAATCTCATCCTGTACTTCCATCAGCTTCAGGACTGCATCACTCCATCCAGATTCAGAAATGTACTTGTCGATGATAAACTGTAAATCTTTCTGCAAGTTATCATCTGCATTCTTGATCAGAATACCGTTCTGAGTCGCACTGATCGCACATAAGCAGCCTTCATACAGGTTCATGCTCTTTCTGATTTCTTTTGGAATCGTGATCCGTCCTAACGCATCAATTCTCCTGGCTAACTCTGCCATGTTGCACCTCTTCTCTCTTATATCATTTCATTTTCTTCGCATTGTGCAAAATAATTTTTAATTGCCTTTATGGTTGAATCCTTATGATTTCCATACAAGCGTTCAAAATTCATGTCTTTTTTAACAATGTCAAGCAACTCTGTGTCAACTGAACCTCTGTGAGCTTCGTTATATGCAACTAAATGTTCGTAAATTTCCTTTGCGCTGCCAAGAGAATCCACCACCTTCAGAATCTCTTCTCCAAATTTCATGGAATCAGTTTTCTCTTCTTCCGCAGATGTATAGGTGATTTCACTCTCCGAAACCACAACCAGTCCATCCGCTGTGATGTATCTCTTGATAGTCAGTTTTATTCCATAAATAAGTCTGATTAAATCAGGAGACAGATCACAAGTCACAGGATCACTAATCAGATTCCTTGCATTTTCAGCCTTAAATCCGATAAAAGCTACATCTTTAAGTACAGTTGTCCTCTGGAATATGTCACTGATTTCAACATCTGCCAACACTGCCTTAACTGTACACTCTTTCAGATGGAATAATCCCAGTGATAGGACGCTCTCTCCGTATGAAGCTGGACTTGCATACAGAAAAGATGGTCTGAAGTTTGGCATAGTATTATAGATGGATATGACATATTTGTTCTCAGTATCCTCTTGTGTTCCACTGGATAAATTTTCCAGTTTAACTGCCGTTCCAGATGCTATTACGCCCATAATATCTGCCGAAAATGACACATAATCAATATCCAAACCAATTATTGCATCACCGCCGATGGCAATGACTTGATCTCTCAACTGACCAATGGCATAATCTTTCGCCCTTTTCAGTTTGTCCGAATACATGGTACTATTTGTTCCAAAGAAATCCGCAAATCCGGCACCAAGAGAACTTAGAAATCCTGTACCTAATGCACATTCGCCAGAGTACACGCCGAAATATTCACTGATTCTACGTCCTTCAAAGCTATAGCCTGAAGTCATTAGTATAGTTTTACTCACGTTACATTCCCCTTTCTTCTTTTTCATGCAAGATTATTCCCGTTACTTATGTTGTGTTGTTATGGTTATGATATTATCACTATTTTCGTTAT